GTCCTATTTCAATAACTGCCATACCTAATCAGATTAAAGGAGTAGCAGGTACAATTAGTACAGATGCTACGTATGCGGGGACTAGTAGTAATAGGTTTGATTTTACAATTGCCAACACCAGTGGATCATCGCAGACCGTTTACTACGGATACACTACTATATAATAGCAAACGCTTTATACCGCGTGAAGACGCCTCTAACCCGTACATCCTTGACCTTAAGGGTATACAATGTCTTCTTATAGATGTTGGTATTACAATATTGTACATTAGCGATAGAAGGTACTGTTTTTGACTAAGAATGTACAACCTGAAAAGCAGGCAGAACATGCCTTATTGTATGCTCGAGTCAGCACACAGATGCAGGTTAATGATGGCATGAGTATGGAAGCTCAAGAGAAGACTTTACGCAATGCGGCGGAGTTTGCAGGCTTCTCAAGTGTAGAAGTCTTACTTGAAGAAGGCCGTAGCGGTAAGTCGATTACAGGCAGACCCGTACTTCGTGACGCGCTAATTAGGCTTGATAATGGAACTGCGCAGGCTTTGATTGTTACTCGCATTGACAGACTTGCAAGATCTACTACCGACTTCTTGTCAATCGTAGACCGCGCGGCTAAGAACAATTGGCGCTTAGTCCTTCTCGACTTAAACCTAGACACCAGCACATATCAAGGTAGGTTCGTCACAACCATTATGTCTGCTCTTGCTGAGATGGAACGAGGCATCATCGCAGAGCGTCAAAAAGATGTACACAAGCACAGACGAGACAGTGGGCAGGTGTGGGGAGTAGACCTAGGGCCCAAGCAGTTGATTTCCGACGAGATACGTGCTCGTATTGTTGCTGAAAGAGAAAAAGGTCTTTCTCTACGCGCTATAGCTCGCATGCTTGACGTTGAAGGTATTCCTACTGCCTATGGTGGAACGTGGTCTGCGTCTAGTATTAAATACGTATTAGATCAGCAATCAACTGATAAGTAGTAGTATACAATATCTTTATTGTTATTAGATTTAGATAAGGAATAGCTTATGCCTGTTCTAGGAACATCTTCAGGGTCAACAAAAGGCCCTGCAACAGCACCCACAATTGGCACTGCAACAGCTGGCAATGGATCAGCATCTGTAACTTTTACAGCACCATCTTTTTCTAAACTACCTATTACTAGCTACACAGTAACAGCTTCACCCGGTGGCGCGACAGGCACAGGGGCATCTTCGCCTATAGTAGTATCAGGGTTAACAAATAGTACTGCGTATACTTTTACAGTTAAAGCATCACACGCTAACGGCCAGTCTGCGGCATCTGCAGCGTCTAACTCTGCTACTCCTACCCTACCACCTTACGCGCTATCACAAACATTTACCACTTCAGGCACTTACACAGTTCCTGCAGGTAAGACTTTGATTTCAGTGTTTGGTTGGGGTGCAGGTGGCGGAGGTGCTAATGGAGTTTGTGCAGCAAGTGGTAGCGGTGGTCGCGGTGGCGGCGGAGGTGGCAGCGGCGGTGGATTTGCATTTAGAGATTACGCCGTAACGCCTGGTCAAACCTTCACAGTAACAATTGGTACTCGCGGATTCGGTGCTGGTGCAAATGGTGGAACTGGAAGCACTGGCGGTGCTACAACTTTTGGCTCAATTGGAACTGGTAACGGTGGCGTTGGTGGGGGTGCTAGTGGCGGTAGTGGTGGAACAGCATCTTCTACTGTATCTGGCGCGACAACTTCTTCTGGTTCTTCTGGTGGTGGTGGTGGTGGTGCTGGTGGCACTGGCGGCGATGGTACTGCTGGCGCAACATTATCGTTAAATCTTTATAACTTAGGAACTGTCACTAATCAACTTGGCGGTGGCGGTGGAGGTGGCGGTGGAGGTGCCGCATATTTTGACCCAGTTGGTAGTGGAGGTTCTGCTGCAGCACTAACTATTGGAGAACAAAACGGGCGCGCTGGCCGCGGTGAGAACTATAATTATTTACCTGATTCTCCAACTCGCGGAAGTAATGGTTGCGGCGGCGGTGGCGGTGGTGGAACTTCTGGACCATATGGGCAAGGTGGCGGTAATTCAGATAACAATGGCACTGGTGGCGATGGAAAAGTTATAGTCTATGTTGCTTAGGAGTTTATGAATGATAGTTTCATATTTAGATGAAAATGATATTTGTGTCAACACTATTCTAGTTGAAAGTAAAGATCCAATTTTCCTAGATGCTGTTCTTGCAGAAAGCCAAACAGCTCTTGGCGCGGTTCGTTGGGTTGTTTCAGATGAACAGGGTATTGGCGGAATTGGTCATGTTTATAGCGATGAACACGCTAAGTTTTTACCAAATAAACCAGAAGGTTCTTGGACTTTTAATGAAGAACTTTTTGAATGGGTAAGACCCACACCTATGCCTACAGACGGTAAGCAGTACGGGTGGGATGAAGAAACTTTGTCTTGGGTAGAATTGTCTATTTAGTCTAAATCTTCTTCTATATCAAAATCAAAGACAGAATCTAAGTCAAGCGCCTGTAGTACCTTCATAAGGTAAGCGCCCATCGCAAGACCTGTCGCGGTGATTACTAATAGTGCTATTAACTTCTTTTTCATTATTTACTCGTTTATTCTTTCTACAAATACGTGCCCTCTAAAGGTGTGTGTCCCGACGTGGTTAAGAACTATCTTAGTGTCTAGCCATATCTTTCCACCAAGCGCTTGCCACCTTCTACAAAACGTGTAGTCCTCACTTAGGTAGCGTCTTGTCTCTGGCTCGATGATAGTGTCAAATAGCGCGTAGCTTTCTGTCTGTACGTAGCTTACAGTGCCGTCCTCGTGCAGTTTCTTACTGTCTGTTACAAATGATACCTCTTCTTTATAGGCATCTATCATTTCTTCTATTACTTCACGTCGGATCATCATAAACCCTGTGCCCGCGTCTTTTACCTTTACAAGGTCTCCATGCATTTTAACAGATTTATTTTTTCTATCTTCTTCGTTGTCAAATTGAAAGTTGATAACATATTCCGTTACGGCGTGCGCGATCTCTGCGGCCGACCTTGCTACATTTTCTACGTTGTTGTAATTTATCATTTTAAGCGGGTAAGCTCCTACAACGACATCTTTGTCATGTACAAGTAGTCTTATTACGTCGGTAGGGCTAAACTCAATGTCTGCGTCTATAAATAGCAGGAAATCCACTTTTTTATTACTGCCGTCTTCTTGCAGTATATCAGTAGAAAGAAAAGAAGAAACTAAACTATTGCGAGCTCTAGTTACTAAACTTTCATTCGTTATAGTGTTTAGAAGAATATGTACGCCTAAGTTTTCACATGTTTTTTGAAGTAAAAACATAGACTGTAAATAGCTAGTAGTGCACATGCCACCATAGCACGGAGTTCCAATCATCAATGATTTACCGACTAGAAATTCTTTTTGAGCCGTAGTAAGGTCAAGTGACATAATTTAGTCTTTCCGTAGGTAGTCTTTCGTAATTTGTTAAAACAGAACGGAACGCGCTTGCGCGCGTTACCGCCCTGCTTGAGATCTTAGCGTCTCTCCCAAGCGCTAAAACGTATTTCTAATATATACCTAAAAGCGCTACTTAGCAGGAAATCCTGTAATAGCAGTCCAAGTTTTTGGACCGACAACTCCGTCTGCCGCGCCTAGCTTTGGGTTAGCTTTTTGGAAGGCAATAACTGCCTTCTTTGTTACTGGACCAAATTGGCCGTCAGCTGGCTTAATCCCAAGTGCTGCTTGAAGAGTTTTAACGTGAATGCCTGCCTCGCCTGGATCAATTGTCTCTCCAGGATAAACTTTACCTGTTGTATCTTTTTCCTTAACTACCTTAGGAGTAACTGGAGCAGCTGCAGATCCCGCGTAGTCTGGACGACCCCAGCCAACGACTGCCATAGGCAATCCTTGCTTAGCGCCTTTCTTGTATGCGCGAATCTTCTTGCAACACTCACCGCCGTTACGCTGGTCACCCTTTGGAATGCCCGAGGTGTTTCCCTCAAGGCATGTCATGCTGCCGTCTTTGTTATCCTTTACGACAATTCCTACATGCGAGATGCGGTCTACACCGTCTCCTGGGAAGTCAAAGTAAACAATGTCACCAGGCTCTGGAGTATTTACTCCGTCGTTAGCATACCAACGCTTAGCTTTCTTAAATCCATCTGCGCCTGCGACTGTTGAAACGGTGTTAGGCACCTTAACTCCAGCTTTATTCGCGCACCACATTATGTACGAGCCGCACCATGGCAAAAAGTTTGCTTTAGTGAATGCTCCATACTTGGTTTCATTATCCTTAGGACCTTCAACGGTTCCTACTTCGGCAAGCGCGATCTCAACAAGACGCGCAGCCGTTCCTTGTGCTGCTGCCATTTTACTTGCCTCCTTTTGGCTTAGGCTTTGGCGTTGGCTTTGGCTTTGGCTTTGATTTACATCCACATGTTGCGCACATAGTGTTTTCCTTTCTGTTAGGTTTTACTTAACAATTATAACTGATATTTTGGTCTTAGGACATTTAGTATTGTTGTCTTTTATTGCCTTTAGCTCTTTGTCATCTACTGTTAAAGACCAGCGAATTTTTACAGTTACCCAGTTTTTAATGTAAGTGCATATGTCTTTTGCAGGTAACCAGTCGGCAGGATCTTGATCTGACTTAGATCTGTTTGTAGCAGCCGTAACTGCTATAAGTGAAACAGTGTCTCCCATGTCATTAGCGTACTGCTCGCGTTTTGCAGCGTCCCACTTACTTGCGCCTGAGTCCCAAGCCTCGGCAAGAGGCACCATGTGATCAACGTCTAGCGCAGAAAAATTTGTAACGGTTAAACCGTCGTACGCAGAGTACCACTTGCCAGTGTCCTTAACAATCTTGCACCCTGCTTCAACCTTAGGCTTTTCAAGAGCTTCTTGAAGGATTACATCATTGCGAGTGTTGCAACCGTTCTTATCTAGATCAGACCAGTGCTTAAACTGCGAACGAGCATAACCTGCGCGAACGTCAGGCGCAACCTTGAGCACTTTAATTCCAGCATCGACAGAGGCAAACACCTTTGGCTTTTCTACAGCGTGCGCAGAAGACATAACTGTAAGTGACACAAGTGCTCCTACAAAAATAATTTTTTTATTCACTTTGTTCCTAACGTGTTGAGTAGCGTGAAGCAATGCCCCAGTCAACTTCTCCGGTAGGCACAGCGCGAGGAACAAGTGCACGACCTTGAATCTCCGCTCGTGAGCCAAGACCGACAACTTTCATTCCACGATCAGATATCTTACGCTGGAATCCGATCTGTGTCATTGGTCGTTCACCACGTTCTTCAGACCACGCACGGTAGACAGAATACAAAGCCTTAACTGGAACTACAGTTCCTTCAGACTCCTTTGTCTCTTCATTTAAGAAGATACCGATACGGTCTTCATTCTTACGATACATATCGCTTGCCTCGGCAACAGCCGTGCACATACCTAGAGCGTCTCGTGCGCTTGAGCCAAGAAGTTTAATAGCGCCTTCTACTGCCCAAGATAGAACAGCAGGCAGTGCGCCTTCAGGGTCAAAGATATAGTGCTTCAAGTCTGGGTCCGGCGACTCCGGAACGTTTGTTAGAGGCACTGGGCGAATACGACGCCACATCGCATCATCGTTAATGATAGGTCGGTGGTTTGTTGTTACCCAAAGTTTTGCGCGAGAAGAAAATGTGAACGGTTTTTCACCAGGTGAACGAGCTGAAATTTCACTTGAACCTGTAAGCTTCTTAACTGAGTTTTCCTTAAGGCGCTCTGACTCAGGTAGTTCATCAACCCATACTAGTCGGCGACCGCGAAGCTCGGCCCAGTGATAAAGATCTGATCCGTTTGCGTGACCGTCTCCTTGAGCAAGGATAGAAGAGTCTAGAGGCCAGGCGTACTGTTGTGTACCCATGCACTTAACAAGAGCTTCAACAAGAGTATTCTTACCAGAGCCAGCAGGCCCATAGATTAAAAACATTACATCGTAAGTACGTAAACCAGTCAATGAGTAACCAGCTGCACGCTGTAGCCAATCCTGAAGTTCTTTATCTCCATTAGTAGCAAAATCTAAGAACTGTTCCCACTTAACATTTCGCATTCCTGGTGTGTACGCAACAGGCGCGCGGCGAGTAATAAATAAATCCGGGCGACCTTTAAGAAGTTCTCCAGTGCGAAGATCAATAACTCCGTTGGCAACACCAAGTAATGTCTCGTCTGAATCCCAGGCGTTAACCTCGACCTGTACGCGAGGATCTGACGTTGCGTTTTCAATGCAGCCTGCGATGCGTGAATTAGACTTTGCCTGCAGTGCCCATTTCATAAGTTCAGATTGCTTATCTGCGTCTTCATAGTTCACAACTTCAGATGCGATAACAGGCGCAAGTTTTTTTGTTAGCTCTTGTAACTCTAGATTTTCAACGTCTGGTTTCCAGTATCCGCCGTCCCAATGGAACCAACCAAGTCCTGGAGTGTAACGAATAGCAGGACCAAATGAATCTACAAGACGACGACCGTTTCCAGTATCTGTAAGTGTGCGCTTACCAGGTTCTCCACCGTCATTCTCGTTAACAGCGTCAACGTCCTTAGGCACGTCCATCTTTAAAAGACTTGATGCCTCAGAGATAGAATCACCGTCTAAGATAGACTGTGTAATTCCACCTCCGATAGTTCCAGGCATGTTATAGGTATCCTGCGGTGAATAATTTTCAGTTGTTCTAATTTCCTTTTGTACCGCAGGCTTAGAGCGTGTTTCGTCTTGAGATTTAGTTGCCCATTCTTTAAGTCCTGGCCACATGCGCTCTGACTTTGGATTCTCAATAACAAATTGAATAGCTCTGCGGACGTGCATTAACAGT